CCGATGGATACAACGCGCACTATGTCCTCGGGGATAGCTCAAACGAGGAAGTGATTGAGCTTATATCCTCCTTGGGCGAGTTTGATGCGGTTCTGATTGACGGGGATCATAGATACCACGCAGTCAAGCAGGACTATGAGAATTACGGTGATGCTCGCATAGTAGCCTTCCATGATATTGATGGCGAAGGCGTAAAACTCAGAGAGCATGAGATTGGCGTCCCGCAATTGTGGGGCGAGTTGAAAGACAAGCATAAAAGCGTTGAGATTATCGACCCGTCAGACGATAGGCCAATGGGAATCGGAGTGCTGTTCAAGTGAAGAAACTGGCAATAGTAGGCGGCTCTCCATCGGCAAAACTTGCGCCATTTGGCGATGAATCCTTTGAGATTTGGGCGCTTGGCAATCAGGCTGACCGGCATCCTAGAATCGACCGGCTTTTTGAGATTCACGATAACCTGTCTGAACATCCTCCCGAGTATCCGCAGTGGCTTGTAGGGCTTGGCATTCCGCTTGTTGTGTCTGACAAGTTCCCCATCAAAGCTGAACACGTTGAGACCTATCCAGAGGCCGCTACGGCTGATTTGATTGGCTCCGTATACCTTACGTCCAGCCCGTCTTATATGCTCGCCTACGCGCTTCTGGAGGGCTTTACAGAGGTTCATGTATTCGGCGTGGATATGGCTGTCGATGACCATGAGTATTTCAAGCAAAGACCATGTTTTGAAGCGTGGGTAGGCTTTGCCCGTGGCCGTGGCGTGAAGGTGGTTTTACCTGAGTCCTGCCCGGTTCTTAATTCTACGTACAAGGAGGGTCGCGACTGGAACAATCAGCAGGATTCTACCTTTTCCAGCGAAGAATTCCTGAAGATGGCAAAGATTCACGAGGACAAGATTGCACAGCTTAACTCGCTGATTCACACGCACTCAGGTTCTATGCAGACTTATCAGCGATTGGCTCAGGTGGCCCGCGCAGTAGAGGCAGGGCAGAAGATCAGCTTAACTGACGGAGTGGTGATTCGATGACCGTTGCCGAGATTATCAAGCGCACCGCTTATGCTTTGGGGATTCTGAGAATTGGACAGGCTTTGCCGACTGATAAAGAGGCGCGGATTCAAGAAGCCTATAACGAGATGTACGAGCAGCTAGAAACCGAGCACATGAACATCTGGGGCAGCACGATTCCGACAAGCATCGTGCCGCACCTTGTCTCCATCATGGCCCTGAATTGCTGTGATGACTTTGGCGTAAGCCCTGCCCGTTACCAGAGGATCGTGGCCAAGGCGAATGTTGCTTTGAGAGAGATTCGCAAGCACACAACTCCGGACTTTGAGTCACTGACTGATCCAGAGGACTTCTGATGCTGGTTCCAATCAACCTCACTGGCGGGACGTATAAGCACAAGTCGCTTCCTTTGTCGGCGCAGAGGACTGTTAACTTCTGGCCGCAGCTTCAGACAAACGGCGGGGCTAAATCCTCATATATCCTTGAGTCATTCCCAGGGCTTAGCTTGTTCTCTGCCGGCGGCAACAAGGAGCGCGGGACATTTGCTCACAATGGCGTCTTGTATCAAGTCTCAGGCACCGACCTTGTTTCCATTAATTCGGCCGGGACGAGGACTTTTCTCGGAGTGATCCCAGGCAAAGGCCGCTGCATATTCGATGCAATGGTTGATTCCGTCATTGTGGTGACTGGTGGCCGAGTATTTGGGTGGGATGGCTCCACCTTGACAGAGGGCGATCCTGCCGACTTTGAGACCCCGCAGGCTGTAACTGTTCTCAACTCCCAGGCTATCTATGATGGCGACGAGTCGCGATTCTGTGTGTCAGACGTAGGCGAGCCGCTGGTAATCAATGGTCTTAACTACGGGTCTGCGGAAGCAAAAGCAGACTCACTTGTCCGCCCGTATGCCTTCAATGAAGTGGTGCGGATGTTCGGCACTGAAACAACTGAAGGCTGGTGGAATTCAGGCGCTGGCAATCCTCCGTTCGATAGATTGGAAGGCGGGATAGTTAACGTAGGCTTAAAGGCCATTGAATCCATTGGGGCGAATGACAGGAATCTGTACTTCCTTGGTTCAGACTCTCAGGTCTACCGAATGACTGGCGGCGATGTTGCTCCGGTATCTCCGCAGCCCCTTACGCGTGAGATTGACAACTTCACCAATGCTTCAGATGCGATTGGCTGGTGCATGAATTATCAGGGGCAAGAGTTCTACGTCCTGACTTTTATCACTGACGACAAGACCTATATCTACCCAGAGAATGGAGAATGGTTTGAGCTGTCCTCCGGTGTATCCGGTGGTCGGTACATCGGGCAGGGCTACGCCTATATCTACGGAAAGCACCTGATTGTTGACAAGGATTCGCACGTTTACCAGCTGAGTGATTCGGTGTATTCCGAAAACGGCAGTGTGATTCAGCGCACCAGAGACTCCGCGCCTATTCATGGCGGCTTGTTCGGCGTACCAGGCAAGCAACTGGAAATGAATTCGCTTGTCCTGATAATGGAGACCGGCGTCGGTACTTTGGCTAACACTGACCCCGTGGTGATGCTGTCATTCTCCGATGACGGCGGGAAAACATGGTCTGAGCAGATGTTCGGTGACGTTGGTGCTATGGGATCGTTCTTGTATGAAGTGCGATGGGATTGCCTTGGAACCTTTGACTCGCGGATAATCCGGGTTCAAACCTCTGACGCTGTTCACTACTCCATCCATTCGGCCTCTGCTGAGATTGAGGCTTGCATATGACTGTCATTAATCCGCCGCCTCTGAAAGTGCCTCCTAAGCTCTCAGAAGGCGGGTTCCTTGCTCGTCTTGTCGAAACTGTCCGCTTGCTTTGGTTCTACTTCCAGTCCTCGACCAATGAGACCGCTCTATCAGGCACAACGGCCTCGACGCAAGGCGGAACGGCTACTATCGCGCATGGGGTCGACTCTACCAAAATCCGATCAGTTTTTGCCGTGGTGCTCACTGCTTCAGGGGTAGGCGTAACGCAAGGCGATACAGGAACAGGGCTTCAGGTATCTGTCAGTTTCGACGCCACAAACGTGACCGTTACCAATCACCCAACAAACTCAAGCAATGTGCTTTCCAAGTCGTTTAAGGTTTTAGTCCTCACTGACAAGTGATATAATTGGCTAAATTCGCCAAAGGTTGGTTTAGATGGGCAACTTCCTCACAGATGCTTTCAAAGGGCTAACTCAAAGCTCCGGCGATGCTGCCAGAAAGGCGGCTGATGCACTGGTTCAGGTGTCGAATCAGTCGATTGATATTGTGAACCGCAACACCGAGACGGCCAGACAGGCGATTGCTCAAGGCTCGCAGTCGGCTCTTGGTCTTATCGAGGCAGGGGATGCCCGCGCAAGGGGGGAGCTTGTAGCGTCCTCAGATGCCGCACAAGACACGCTAAGAGGCGCACAAACCTCTCAGATTAACCTCATCCGCCAAGGCGCAGACATTGCCAACGAACGCTTGATGCAGGGCGGCCTTGTTGCTCGTGGTGACATTGAGCGAGGACTGGCTGAGTCTACTGCCGCACTTGGGGCTGGCCGTTCTTCCTCTCTGGCCGCTATCAACGCTGCTAGAACATCTGCAATCGACGCAATCAACAAAGGCACTACCGGAGCAACCGGAGCCATTGAAGGCGCACGTTCGCAGATTAGAAGCGACTTTGATCCGTTCCTTGGTGCAGGGCAACGAGCAGTTCAGGGATTGGAAGGGCTGATTACCGACCCCAATCAGCAACGCGCATTCATTGAACAAAACCCGTTCTACGAGTCTTTGGCTTCCGATGCCTCCCGCAGACTGCTCCAGAACCAAGCGGCACGAGGCAAGGTTGGCTCAGGCAGTACGGCAGAGGCTTTGCAGGAATCATTGCTTCGCCTTGGCACTGAATTGCTGAATCAGAACGTCGCTCAACGCTTTGGCCTGACTGAAGTGGGCATGAATGCGGCAGGCCAAGTGGCCGGGGCAGAACAGAACGCAGCCAACAACATCGCCAACCTGCTACGCGCTCAGGGTATCGACATTGCCGGAGTTGAACAGACTACAGGCCGAGATACTGCTGGAATCGAAACAGCCTTTGGGCAGAACGTG